GAACCTGCGGCTGAACCCGGGGGTGGTGTTGACGCACGAGACGACGCAGGAGTTCTACGTGAACCTGAACCCAATCGACGAGGAGCGGGAGGCGGGGCAGCGGAGGAAGCGGCTGGGCAACCTGCACCGTCCGCGGGACGGGAGTCGAGACGGGGACGTTCCGGACGACGACGGCACGTCGTGGGGTTAGGCGGCATCATCGGAGGATGGCAAGACGAGACGACGACGACGAGCGGAGGCTGGTGCCGGGGCGGTCGGCGCTGACGGAGGTGATGACGGCGCAGGCCGAGCGGGTGTTCGGGTCGGAGGGGGACGGGGAGCTGAGCCTGGCGGGTGTGGTCGGGATGCTGAAGGAGGGGCACCGGGCGCGGCGGGAGTTCGAGGCATGCGGGTGCGACGAGGCGCTGGCGCTGAGGGCGCGGGTGGGGGAGCTCGAGCGGGAGTTGAAGGACGCGGCGGCGGCGTGTGTGGAGACGGCGAAGGCGCTGGAGGGGAGCGTCGCGGAGGCGGCGTCGCTGCGGGCGATGATGAAGCTGCCGATGGGGCGGGCGGCGCCGGGCGGCGATGTGATGGACCGGGCGGAGCTCGAGGAGAGGTGCGCCGTCATCGAGGCGAAGCTGGCCCGGGACTTGGAGGAGACGGACGAGCGGGTGGTGTGGGCGGCGGCGTACGGGGAGGCGTTCGCGGCGATGGCGCTGCTCGGTGCCGACGTTCAAGTGAGCGCGCACTTGCGAGGGGACGACGCGCTGGCCGCGGTCGAGGAGGCGGTGGGGAAGAAAGAGAAGTTGGCGGGCGAGGTGGCGCGGGTCGTCGCCGACGCGGCCGTCCGTCAGGCCCCGTAGCGGCGCGGGCGGCCCGGGCGGGATAAGGGATGATGGCCGCCTGAGTCGGGGCGGTTGCCGTGCCGCCCGCGCCGGGTCGAGGGTAGCACGGCGGGCGGCATGATGGGGGGATGGAAAACAAGCAAGACTTCGAGGTCGAGGTAGGCGAGGACGGCAAGGCTCGGGTGACGGTCGGGGGGAACGACGTGTCGTCGCAGCTCCGCCGAGTGAGCGTGGACGTGAGGCCGGCGGGCGCGCGGCTGAAGCTGGAGCTCGCGCCCAAGCGGGCGCGGGTGGCGGGGCGGGGCGCGGTCCTCGTCGAGTGCCCGGAGCTCCGGTGCGCGGCGGAGGCGCTGATGCAAGATTGGTACGAGCTGGAAGAGGGGGAGCACTCGTCGGACGAGGACGCGATGGTCGAGGTCCCGATCGCGCTGATGAGGGCGCTGCGGGCGGAGCTCGACCGATGACCGGCGACGAGCGGGCGGGCCGGTTGCTGAAGCTGCGGTCTCAACTCGACACGACCTCGTCGCACGAGGCGAAGGCCGGGAGGTACAACGGGCACGCGCGCGTCCTCGGGAGCCTGGTCCTCGAGCTGTGCGACGCGATGCTCGAGCAGCTCGACGGGTCGGCCGACGACGTGCGGGGCGCGGACCGCGTCCGGGTGTCGCTGTCGAGGGCCGACGCCGAGCTCGTCGCCGAGGCGCTGGACAGCCACGCCTACTGGCAGCTGAGCGACGACACGTACAGGCGCGACGGGTACGTGATCCCGCCCGGGTCGGACGACGACGACAAGGCTGTCGAGATCCGGCGCGTGTTGAGGATCGCCGACCGAGTGCGCGCGTCGTTCAAGGACGGCGGCGAGGCGACCGGGTAGCATGGCGCACATGGAGATCGCGGTCTGCCCCTTGTGCCGGCGCGTGCCGCGGCACGACTCGGCCGGGTTCTTGGTTTGCGCGGAGCACGGCCGGCTGTCGCGCGTCGTGCTGGTCCACGCCGCCGACGCCGTGCGGAGCCTCAAGCGCGAGGACGACACCCCGGACGGGTCGGTCATCGGGCGCTGCGAGGCCGTCGTCTTGAGTGAGCAGAGCGCGCGGTGCGGCGAGTCGTGCGGGAACCCCGCGCGCTACCGCGACGGTGAGGGCCACCCGGTCTGCGGGATGCACCGGCCCGAGAACGTCGCGCGGCTTCGGGAGGCCGGGCGGCTGGGTCACGCGAAGGGCTACTCGCGGGGCCGCGGCTGGTGACTTGGCAGGGCGACGTCGGGGCCGAGGTCCTCGAGCTGTTCTGCGACGCGCAGGAGCCGGTCGTGCTCGCGCTGAGGGATGCCTGGTGCGACGCGCAGGTGACGCGCTGGGGCGCCGGCCGAGCCCGGCGGGGATCGGTCCGCGACGCGTCGTGGTCGCGGGAGGCGAGGGCCTGGGAGCTGCTGGCCCTGAGGATCGTCCGGATGCGGGACGCGCCGCGCCCGATCCCTCGGTGCCCCGAAGCTGACAGCCACGGCTGCCCGGAGTGCGGCGCCCGGTTCGCGTCGGCGGCGTCGGTCGTCACCCACTCGTGGCGCGTCCACGGGACGTGATACCCTCGGGGGGATGTCGAGCGCAGCGCGGAGGCGTGCCCGGGTAGACGAGCGGGGACGTCCGTTCATCCTGACGGGGCCGAGGGACACCGACCCCGACGTCTCGTCTCGCCGCCTGGTTCGCGAGGCCGGGCTGTACGACGTCCACGAGGAGGTCTGGGAGCTTGGCACCCGCGGGCGCCCGGGCGACACGCTGACGTCTCGCATCGCCCGGAACAAGTCCGGCGACTACATCGGCGACGAGCGCGACGCGAAGTTCCTCTGCGACCAGCTCGGGATCGCGCCCGTCCGCGCCGACGACGGGCACTCGGTTTGCAGCTACGGGTACTCGGAGGCGAAGGGGAAGTGGTTCGGTTGGTCGCACCGCGCGATCCACGGGTTCCGCGAGGGGCACAAGGTCTCGACCGGGTCGGTCGTCTCGACGGAGCACGCGGCCGAGGGGCGCGGGTTCCAGCCGGGGCACGTGCTGAGGACCGACGAGGAGGCGCGCCGGGCGGCGATGCTGTTCGCGTCGGAGGTTTCGTGAGCCGGCTCGGCGGGCTGACCGAGGAGCAGTACCAGTCGGCTCACGCCCGCGCGGTCGCCCGGAGGGTAGGGGCCGCGCGGAACGACCCGGCCGAGTGCTTCGGGTTCGTCATGCGGGAGGAGACGACGCGGCGGGCGATCCGAGTGCTGCCCCACCAGCAGCTGCTGTTCGCGTTCGTGATGGCGCACGAGCGGAGCGTCGTGAGGATGCCGGTAGGCGCGAGCAAGACGTACTGCATGTCGGGGCTGACGATGTGGCTGCTCGGGCAGGACCCGACGGCGCGAGGGGCCGTCATCAGCTCGACGCAGCTGCAGGCGCAGAAGCCGGTCGGCATGGTCCGCGACTACATCGAGACGAGCCCCGAGCTGCGCCTGGTGTTCCCCGACCTGCGGCGGAGCCAGCGTGAGAAAGATTGGTGGACGCAGATCCGCCTGGTCGTCGACCGCCCACCGGGCATCCGCGACGCGAGCCTGACGGCGGTCGGTGTGGACGGGGCGCTGCCGGGGTCGCGCCTGTCGTGGCTGCTCGTCGACGACATCCTCGACCCCGAGAACACCTCGACGCCGCAGGCCCGAGCGAAGGTCCGGAGCTGGTTCAACAAGGTGGTGCTGAGCCGGAAGGACATCGTCGGCGCGAAGGTCGTCGTGACGAACACGCCGTACAACCCGGACGACCTGACGTTCGCGCTCGAGCGCAGCGGGTGGCCCACGATCACGATGGACATCGAGGGGACGATCAGGATCTCGAACGCGGACGACTTTGTCGAGACGTGCGGGCTGCTGCGGGTCAGCGACCTGAGCGAGGAGGCGGGGGTCGACGTCGAGCTTCGGCTCGCGGACCACGACTCGCGGACCTACGTCGACCTGGGCTACCCGGCGAGCGACCCGCCGGACGCCGAGCGCGACGTCGAGGACAAGGTCCCGCTGTGGCCGGAGAAGTTCGGGCGCGCGGAGGTCGAGCAGCTCCGCGCGGAGTTCCCGACGGTCGACTTCAACCAGCTGTTCATGTGCGTGTGCCGCGACGACGAGGGAGGCCGGGTCAAGGGCGCGTGGATCGAGGCGGCGAAGAAGGCGGGGCGCGAGCTTCGCATCCACAAGTTCGCCGCCAAGATGCCGAACGACCTCGAGGGTTGCCCCGCGTTCACGGGCGTCGACCTCGGAGTGAGCAAGCGCAAGAAGTCGCACCGCTCTTCCATCTTCACGTTCGGCCTGCAGCGCGACCGGCGCCGGCGCATCCTCCGAGTGGACGCCGGCAAGTGGAGCGGCCAGGAGATCATCGACCGGGTCCGCAAGCACCACGACGACTTCGCCTCGATCATCCGAGTGGAGACGAACGCGGCGCAGGACTTCCTCCGGCAGTGGGCGCTCGCCCAAGACATCGGCCTTCCGATCCGCGCGCACACGACGGGCAAGAACAAGCGCGACAGCAGGTTCGGCGTCGAGTCGGTGTTCGTCGAGATCGAGAACGGCGCGTGGGTCTTCCCGTGCGACCCGACCGGGCACGTGCCAGAATCGCTCGCGATCCTGGTCGGCGACCTGTTGTACTACGACCCGGACACGCACACGGGCGACGTGCTGATGGCGATGTGGCTCGCCCGAGAACAGGCGCGCTCGAGCGGCGCGCTCGCCCGCGACTACCAGTTCGGCGAGGCGGGAGACGGTTCGTCGATGGACGCGCTGCCCGGAACGATCGCTGCGCTGATGTCGAGGTAGGCCATCGAGCCGGTCAGCCGCGCGGCCGGTGCGGAGTAGAACCCCGAGCAATTCCAAGGAGATAGGCGATGGAGGATGAGACGTATAGGTGGCTGGTTCCGATCTCAGCGTTCCTGTTGTTGGTCTTGCTCATCGGTGGGCTCTGGGTCGTCGTCCGGTTCGTCAAACCGAAGCGCAAGATCGGCTACGACAACTTCGAGGATCCCCCGCGCCCTCCCCCTCGGTCGGCTCGGGGCGCTCCCGTCGTGCAAGAACTCGCCCCGGCGTCGGCGCCCGTGGTAGGGCCGCAGGAAGTGGCGAAGAAGGTGGAGGCCGTGATCGTGGCCAACGACCCGGTCGGACCGGACGAGCTGGAGGAGGTCGCGGCGCCGTCGGTGCACCAGTTCCCCGAGAAGCAGGACGACGCCAAGGACGGCAAGTGCTGCGCCTGCGAGCAGCCGGCGGACCCCGGCGTCATCGAGCTCGAGGACTGGCGGCAGGTCAACACGGTCATCGGTGCCCTCATGGCGCTGTTCAAGGTGAAGGCGCGCGTCACGCCGGGGCGTCGCCTGTACTCTCACCGGAAGTGGTGCCGGAGCTGCGCCGCCATCGCCGACTTCCTGAACGCCCGCTTCGAGCGCGACGAGGAAGCGAAGGCCGCCGCGTCGCGCAGGGTGTGGGAGCGGAAGGGCCTGGTCGATGCCGTCAAGGATCACATCGCCGAGGCCGACGGCCGCTACGACGAAGACAAGCGCAACCGGACGCGACGCCCCTGGCGGGGCGACGCGTGATCAGGTCGGTCGCAGCAATCGCTGCCGCCATCGAGTTCGCCAGCCCGGGCATGAGCCCGGCGACGGCGCGGGCCTACGCCGAGGTCGTGAGGCCCGAGGCCATCGCGCACCACTACGACCCGTTCACGATGGTGGCCTACGTCCGGCGTGAGTCGCGTTGGCACGCCGGCGTGGTCGGCGGACGAGACGGCCAGTGCATCGGGCTCGGCGCGATCTGCCTCCACAAGTACCCCTACTGCATCGACACGAAGTTCACGGGCGAGACGTGCCTCGCGCGCAAGTCCGAGCTGCTGAACGGGGCGCACAACCTGCGCGTCGCGTCGGCGATGGTGACGGGCCACCGGAAGTTCTGCCGGAGCAAGACGGGGCGCCGCGCGCTGTTCGCCCGCTGGCTCAGCTCGCTGCAGGGGTACAACAAGTCGAGGGGGAGGCGCGGCGTGTGGTGCAACATGCGCAAGGACCGTCGCGGCCGGTGGCGCGACGTCCGGGCTCCGGACGGGACGCGGTCCGTGATCCGCTACCGGCTCGTGCTCGTCCGGAAGTTCGCGTAGGCTCCGCGACATCATCGAGCGATGGGCGATCAGAAGACATTGGCTGAGAACGACGGCGCGCCGCGCGTCCGGGTGAAGGTCGCGTCGTCGCCGCCGGACAACCTGGAGCAGCGACACCTGCAGCGGCGGGTCGAGAAGCTCGAGCGGCGGGTCCGCGTCCTCGAGCGGGACGCGACCGCGAGCCGGCTGAAGAAGGAGTTCGAGGCCAAGCCCGAGGACGTGTGATACCCTCGCGGCGAACGCAGCCGCCTGGGGCGGTTCGACGATAACCCGAGCAGGACGGGAGGAGCCTACATGGCCGACCAACGGATCGTGGTCTACGACCCGACGAACGAGATCAACGAGGGGACCATCATCGACGGGCCGGCGCGCGTCGCGAAGCTCGAGCGGTCGCGGGTCGTCCTGCTGCCGTTCGACGACCCGCGCGGGAAGCTCGGCGCGGTCGACGGGTACTTCCGGAGGGGCTGGGGCAAGGGCTGGCTGTTCGACCGCATGGCGGGCGAGCGCGGCTGCCCCATGCTGATGTACGTCGAGCCCTCGGTGCCGTTCGTCTACTGGGCAGCTCGCCTGGTCGCCGGCGAGAAGAAGCCGAGCGGCCAGCTCAAGCTGACGACGGACTCGAGCGGGCAGCGCGCCATGTCCGGCGGCCTCAGCTCCACCATTCGGTGCGCCCGGCTGGACGCGCTCGGCGCCCCGGACGCGGACGGCGGCTGGACGGTGGGCGGCCGGTCGCGGCTGACGACTGCTTCGCCCGGGCTGATGGCGCTGTGCCTGTACGGGATCGCCCGCGACGCGGTCGTCGTCTGGAGCGCGGTCACGCTGGCGGTCCGGGAGATGGACCTGCCCTGGTTCGTAGAGTAGCCGGGCGCCGCGTGATACCCTCGCGCGCATGGCACGACACGTTCTCCTGAACACGACGGTTGCCAAGGGTCGCAAGTACAGGGCCGGCACCGTCATCGACGACGCGCAGGATCAAGGAGCCAAGGCCGCGCTCGAGGGAGGTGGTGGCCGGTTCGTCACGCTGCCGGACCCGGCGATCGAGGAGGCTGCCACCATCGCGCAGCAGCGGCGCCTGTCGGGCGCCGGGTCGGTGGAGCTCGATGCGATCATGTTGGCGGCCGCCGTCACCAGGCCTCGAGCACACGGCGAGATGTACATGGGGACGCCGGCCGCGACGACCCCTGCGTTGAAGGAGACGTACCTCAAGGCCCTGGGCACGACGCTCGCCGGAGACCTGTACCTGTTCGACATGCCGACGGACAACCGGCTGCGCTACCTCGGCGGGGAGACCGCGCGGTTCGGGATCGACGCGATCATCTCCATGTCGGGCGCGGCCAACGACAACCTCAGGTTTGTCATCGCGAAGAACGGGTCGGACCTCATCAAGACGGTGCAGCGGAGGAAGGTGGGCGCGGGCGGGGACGAAGGGAACGCGAGCTGCGGCGGGGTCGTCGAGCTGGCAACGGGAGAATACGTGGAGCTGTGGGTCGCGAACTGGACCGACGTCGACCCGTTCACGGTGGACGAGCTGAACATGACCGCCGTGAGGGTTAGGTGATACGCGAGCTCGGCGCTGCCGTCCTCAAGCGTGCGGCGCTGACGATGCTCGGCGTCGCCGTCAAGCTCAATCGTGCCCCGAGGCAGTCGCCCGCCGACGAGGAGTTGCCCGACGCGGAGCTGCCCCCCGGTGGCGGCTCGAGGACGCCGGAGGCTCAGAGCCTGATCGCGGCGAAGCCGGCGCCGGAGGAGCCCGCGGAAGTAATCCCGCTCGAGGGCAGCATAGAGGCCAGGATAGCCAAGGCGCGCGGCGGCTGGTAGCCTGCGGTTTGAGGCATGGCCGCGACCGTCCACCAGCTCCAGCACCGGCCGCCGCCGTCCGGCGGTACGGGGCCGGCGAACATGACCCAAGCGTTCCCGTCCAGCTTCGGGATGGACCAGACCACGATGGGCCCGGAGCTCGACGTGAAGGGGCTCGTCAACTCCGAGCGGGTCAAGGAGCTTGAGTACCGCGAGCGGTTCTACACGTGCACTCAGCACGACCGGAAGATCTTCGACTTCAACGGGCGGCTCGTTCGGGCCGGGCGGATCCCGGGAGTGCAGCCGTTGATCGGGACGAGCGCGCCGAGTTGGTACGTGCCGATGGACATGCGCCGCCCGTCGGCGCCGTATCGGCTCGGGCGGAAGATCGTCGGCTCGTTCACGGGGCTGCTCTTCGGGAAGGGCCGCTTCCCCCAGCCGCGCAGCGACGACCCGGCAACGCAGGACTGGGCAGAGGCTCTTGTCGAAGCCGTCAGCATGAGGACGCGCTTCATCCGGGCGCGGAACATCGGCGGCGCGTGCGGGACGGTCGGCGTGTCGTGGCGGTTCCACGACGGGAGCCCTCGCATCAGCGTCCACCACGGCAAGCACATCCACGTCCTCGAGTGGGTTGACCACGAGGAGTACGTCCCGAAACACGTGGTCGAGCTGTACCAGTTCCAGCGCTCGGTCTTCGACCCCATCAAGAAGATGCGCGTCCTCAAGTGGTTCTGGCACCGGCGCGACTGGGTCCCCGACGCCGACGTGTTCTTCATACCGGTCGAGGTCAAGGACTCCAGCCCTCAGTGGGTGGTCGACGAGGAGCGGTCGTTCAAGCACGGCGAGGGCGAGTGTCACTTCGTCTACATCCCGAACCTGCCCGACGACGACCCGGCGACGGAGGACGGCGTCCCCGACTACGCCGAGACGTACGAGCAGATGAACACGCTCGACATCTTGAACTCGGTGGCGTGCCGGGGCGGCGTGTTGAACCTCGACCCGACGCTCGTGCTGAAGATGGAGCGCGACGAGATCGGCGGCGCCGTCGTGCGCAAGGGAAGCGACAACGCGCTGACCGTCGGCCCCTCGGGCGACGCCCACTACATGGAGCTGAGCGGAAACAGCATCACGGCGGGCGGCGTCCTGATCGACCGGCAGCGCGACCAGATCCTCGAGGTCAGCGAGTGCGTCGTAGCCGACCCCGACAAGGTCGCGGCGGCGGGGACGTCGAGCGTGGCGCTCAAGGTCGTGTACTCACCGATGATCGGCAAGACGGATCTGATGCGCGATCAGTACGGCGAGGGCGGGATCCTCCGAGTGCTCGACGGCATGACGCGCAGCGCCCGCCGCTGGGTGAAGGACCCCGCCGCGGAGACGCCCGATCAGCAATACGTCCACGAGCAAGTGATGGACGAGGAGACGGGCCAGCCCGTGGTCGGCGACGACGGCGAGCCCGTCGAAGAGCCCGTCGAGTACTTCGTCGAGTTGCCCCCGCGCATCGAGCAGCGGGAAGTCCTCGGCGACGACGGCGCGCCGACCGGCGAGGTCGAGTCGGTCAAGGTCGAGCGGCACCCTGGAGCTGGTCGGGTGTGGCTCGAGTGGGGTCCGTACTTCAAGCCGACCGCAGACGACCACTCGAAGGACGCCCAAGCTGCGACGGTGGCGACCGGCGGCAAGCCTGTCCTCAGCCAGCAGACCGCCGTCGAGCTGACGGCGCAGGCGTACGACCGCGACGCCACCGAGGAATGGACCCGCGTCCGGGCCGAGGCGGCGCAGCGGGACGGCGAGCAAGAGGGTATGTTCCCGCCGCTCGGCGGCGAGGACCTACCCGGGGACGGCGCTGAGGCGGGCGCTGAGGGCGCCGAGGGCGAGGCCGCCCCGGCGGGCGAGGGCGAGCAGGCGGCTGCGCAGGTGGCGGCACAGGAGGCCGTGGGCGTGCCCAAGGGCGCGGTGGTCGAAATCACGGCCACGGACATCGCCAAGATCGTGACTGTGAACGAGGCCCGCTCGAGCCAGGGCCTCGGGCCGCTCGTCACGGTGGACGGCGTGCAGGACCCCGACGGCGGGCTGACGGTCGCCGAGTTCACGAAGAAGCGCGAGGAGGGAGCCAAGGCCACCTCGAAGGTCGCGGTCGAGTCGGCGAAGGCGGCGGCG